CTGAATACCAATCGTGCCGCTAGACTGATTGTTATTGAACGTAAACGTAGCGCCAGAAGGTAAAGTGGTCGCATCAGGCAACTTTATTGTTTGACCACCAGAGCCAGAAATAGCCCAATTTTGAACAGAAGCCGCTGTTAGCGTAATTAATGTGCCAGCAGCTTGGGTTGTGTAGCCCTCAAACAAGCAATTAGTGGTCACGTTTCCATTGGAATCACGCAAAACAACCGAATTAGCTCCGCTTGAACTGGTGACCCCAGTGCCGCCATAGCCCACATTAAGCGTGCCAGCAAGCGATACAGCGCCCGTGGTGGCCGTATTTGGGGTCAGACCTGTGCTACCTCCAGAAAACGACAAAACGCCCGTGTTGGCGATTGTGACGGGTGCAGAGCCGTTGTAACTTGTGCCCGACAATCCCGTTCCAATAGTCAACGCATTAGGTGCTGCAGCTGTGATCGTTGCAGACCCGCCCAGGCTGATCGTTGTTCCGTTGATCGTGATGCTGGAGTTGGCCAGGTAACTGTTTGCAATCGGTGTGGCATTCCACACGCCTGATGTCAAAACACCCGTTCCCGTAATGCCGCCATAAGAGCCAGAAATCAGACCAGAGGCAATCGTGCCCGATGTGATCTGGTTTGCGTTAATTGCGATATTCGTTGCAGACAAGGCAGTGAGCTGCCCCTGAGCATTGACTGAGGCCGACAAGGTTTGGCTTGCGCTGCCGTAAGAACCCGCCGAGACAGTGGTGTTGGAAATGTTGAAAGTATTACCAACCAGCGTCAAACCCGTCCCAGCCAGGTAAGACCCAGCGCCAGAAAATTGTGACCAGTTGATCGCAGTGACATCAATCGTGCCGCCTGGGTCAGATGTACACACCCATCCCGTGTCTGATAGCGTTGTTCCTTCTTCAATGAACGTAAAGGCCGATGGCACTTCCGACCAAGTGTTCATGTCGCTGGATCGTGCCCATGCCCCTGCTGCCGCAATATAAATGCCATTTTGTGATGCCGTGCCCTGATTCTTGACCAGAATCCTCGAACCCGTGGGAATCGATGATGGCCAGTCACCACCAGCTTGCGTGCCCAGACCTGACAGCGTGATGTTTGCGGTGGTCGAATACAAACACGCAGCTTTGATGTTCAACCCTTGCGCCACAGAGTCAACATATTGCTTGTTGGCAATATCGCTTGAGTTGACAGGAAGTGTGGTGACCTGACCCGTGGTCGTTGAAACGTTCGTAAAGGTCGCAGCCGCAGGGACAGAGCCGCCAATAACAGTCGAATCAATTGTGCTGTTGGTAATCGTCACCCCGTTCAGAATGGGGCTTGATGGCGGCAGAAAAGGCGTTCCCGCAGGGCCAATGAACGTGATCAGGTCAAAGGTTGGCCCAGGTTTGAATATGCCCTGAACAGGGACAATATTCGTTGTAACGGTATCGTTTGGCAGGGACATTATTCGTAGTAAACAGTGGCTGAAACAGTCCCGCCGATCACTACATAAAGCCCGTTGGTGCAATTGATCCCGTCAAAAAACAGATAATTCGTGCCAGCCACAGGCGTAAAGGTGTCGATCACCTTGATCGCAGTGCTGCCAGCTGTTTCTTGATCATAGACAGTAATGGTCGGGGTGCTTGAGGCTGCCGAAACCATAATGCCCTTGAGTTTGCCCTGGCTGTTTTTGACCAGTTTCGTTGCTGAGATTTGTGCGTAATTTGACATGGTTACCCCCGCCGTCAATTGTCCACTAAAAACATGAAAAAGGGGAGACCTTTTGAGCCTCCCCCTTCATTTCACTGATTCATGATCAGTTGGTCTGAGGGCCACTCAGGTCGTAGCCGTAGACGTACACGTCTGCCGTAGCGGTGGTGGTCGTGCCACCAACGTTAAAGTACAGAACTTGTGCGGTCTGAGCCGTATTTGCATGGCTGGTAGCCGAAACCGTCACATAAGCTGCGGTGGTTTGGCTAGTCAATGCGGCTGCGGTCAAAATTGAAGTGCCAGCTTTAGATGCGGCAGGGTAAACCCCTACTTGCACCGCTGACACGTCAACATCAGCGCCAGCGTTGTTAGCGTTGGCAATAACCACAGTAGTCGGCACATAGGATGATGTCGTGATGACATTGGCCGTAGTGTCGCCAGATGCGGCCAGATTCAGGCCTTTGACCACAGCAATCAAGCGAAGGGCTTGGTTAGAGCCAAGCTGAATCGGGTGAATGCTTTGGGTTGATGCTGCTCCAGGATTGCTCATGATTTTTTCCTTTCAATTAAGAAGCCACACGGCAAGCCAATTCGGGGTACAGCGGTGCCCAGCCATATAGCACGTCAATACGAGTCGGGATCGAATCGTTGTTGATGGTGTATTGGCGAACCACACGCATGGACAGACCCAACTCTTTGTCGCTTGCACGACCAGCAAAGTGAACGCCATCAGGCAATTCAAGGTCAGCAGTCGCCAAGGTAAAGGCGTTGCGGTGACACATGATGTTCTGGGGCGACACTTGACCAGAGCTTGCAAACGGAGTCACAGCAGCGGTTGAGCTGGTGCTGGTCACGGTCACGTTCTGGAATTGGCCAGCAGTGATGATGGCGGGGCTGACGGTAACCGACACGCCACCAGTGGTAGCGGTTGCGGTCTGGGTGACCACAAAGTTACGCAGCTTGTTGCCACCGTATGCTTGACGGTTCTGCGGGTTGACAGCGTAAACGCCAGCAATCTGGATCACGTCACCAGCGTTCAGGGTTGCAGTGCTAGAAGCAGTTGCAATCGTGATCGTGGAGGTTTGTGCCCAGCCAGAGGTCAAAGAACCCGTGAAGGTGCTGGTGTTGGTCTGCAAAGCCACAGAATAGTTGCCGAAGGTTTGCGGCACCACGTTCTGATCCATGCGCCAGTACAGGCCAGCAGAGTCACGACCCATCAGGCCACGCTTGTACTGCTCACCGATCTTTTCGCTGGGGTTGAACAAACCTTTCAGGCTGTCAACGATGGTTGCGCCAGTAAATGGCTCAACAATCATCGAGCGATTGCCGTCACGGGGTGCGCCCTCAGAGTCCAGATAAGCAGCAGCGTTCAAGTAGGTCAACAGGCTGGTGGGAGGAGTGCCAGCAGTGCCCACAATGTTCGCGGTTGATGCTTTAGCCATCGTCAGACCGTCAAAGTCGATCTTGTTGGCCACAGCAGCCACAGCAGGTTTCAACACACGGTCGCTGAACATGTCCAAAGACAAGGCCAGGTCTTGAGTGGTGAACTGAGTGTCAACGTGGAACTGAGTGGTCAGAGTCACGGGGACGCTGGTTTCGTTGAAGTCTTCAACGTTCAGAGCAGGGCCAGTCGTGCCGATGAAACGGGCGGGACGGCGAACGTTCAAGGTTGCGCCAATCTTTGCACCAGTCACAGCGAACTGATCATCATACTCACGGGTGATAGCATCAGCGAACACCAACTCGTTCTCAAGAACCATGAGAGCCTCGTTGGTGATCATTGAAATAGTCAATAAATTGTTGGCCATTTCACTTTCCTTTTAAGAAAAATTAACGAATTCGCCCTGCCAAGCGTGCAGCTTTCCAAGCCTGGTAACTTCCATGGAACTGACGGTTGTCATCCAATTCAGTCACTGGCCCGTTGGCTTTGGCCTTGATCGGTGTGATCGGCGGCGGGGCTTTGCTTTGTTTCACAACAGTTTCTTTTGGAGTCGGGGCAGGTGCATCCTCTAACTTCGCTTCCAACTTTCCAATCATTCGCAGCGCACCGATGGCCGTCATACCTGAGATTTTCTTCGCAACATCTGGATTCTCAGCAAGATGATAAAGAATCTGTGGCCCCACATCTGATTCAAAGATTGCGTCACGCACTTCGTTGCTCACAACAACGTCAGCAGACCCAACCAGATCATCAAAATCAGGAGTCTTGTCCTTGAAGTCTTGCACGCGATTTGCCCATGTTTCCATGACCTTGGCACGTTCTTGCTCGACCTTTTGGGCAGCTTCTTTAGCCTTTTCTTCCTTGATCTTCTTGTCCGCAGTCCACTCTGCTAGAGCTTCAGCGTACTCGTACATGTCGGAAAATTGCTCGGGTTTCGGTTTTGGATCAGCTTCAGCTTTCTCCTGCGGGGCAGGATTGAGCTTGGCTTCCATGTCCTTCAGTTTGTTCTCTAAATCAATCCTTGCTTGTCGCTCTCGCTCGGCTTCTTGCCGTGCGGCCTCACGTTGCTTGGTGATTTCTGAGAATCTACGCTCAATTTTTGGGTTTGGCTTGCGCTCCTGTTCCTCTGTTGCTTCGACCTCAGTTGGTGCTGATTCTTCTGCTTGAGCTGCCGCCCCTGGCTCAGAAGGAGTTTCCTCAACCTCTGCCGCAGCGGGTGCTTTGTTCAAGCCCAGTTTCTCAGCCACAAAATCGGCCATTGTTTCATTTGTCACCACCGTAGTGGATGGACGTTCTTGCACCTCAGACATAGGTTTCCCTAAGAATTTACCCAGTTAACCTAACTGGTAAGGTTTGAGTGATTATTCACTCGCATTCATTGTTGCGTCAACTATTGCGATTCGTTCAATTCTTTAAGAATTGCGTCCATCGCACCTTTATGACCCAAAGCAGATTTCAATTTTGCGTATTTAGGATGTTTTTTAGCACGCTGTGATTGCTCATGGTGCATATGTTTTTCCCGTGTTTTCGCATCGTCTTTAAGAAAACCTTTTTGACGCAAAAATTGTTCATCAAATTCAGCTTTAT